TACTCTTAAAAGAGCTTATGATCAGGTAAAAGTAGAATATACTGTTGAAGAAAAAGTACCATTTAATCCTCAGATTGCTAAAGAAATCCTAAATGGAAATTTAAGTACTTTCCAGCAAATAGGTAATATTGTAGAACTTGAAGCAAAAGCATTAGATTCTCAGATAGAAAGACTGTCTGTAGAAGGTGCGCCTATGGGCGAAGTTATAGGTACTGTTCTTGGAGGGTTCCAATCCTTAACAGAAAATATAAAAGAGAATATTGGCGTTACTGATGAACCAGTAATTGCAGAAATGACTTCTAGTGTTCCAGGTATTACTGTCACAAAAACATCAAATAAGACTTCAGAAATTACAACTCTTACTGGTAAGCCAGCAACAAATGGTTTCTTAAATGCTGTTATTGTATCTGGTAATCCAAAGGGTATTAATCAATCTTTAAAAAATGTGATTCAAGCAAAAGACAACCAAATTAAAACAGCATTAGAACAATCTTCTCCTATACCAGAAAAAGCTACAACTTCAGTAGAAAAAGATATATCGACTGATGTAGCAAATACTGCGCAAAAGATTGTACAAAAGACTATGCAAGAATTAGGTAATCCTGTACAATCAGACAGCAAGGTAGGTTTCGGTTCTCTTGGTACTAGCTTTGGTAATTTACTAGGAGCTATAGCTGGTAAGATTAGAAATGTTGGTACTACTAACAAAGTAGGGGTTTCTGTTCCATCGTTTCCAGGAGAGGTTATTATTCCACCAGAATATTCAAATCCAGGAAATATTATTGAAGAAAATGGTAATACTAATCTAACAAATGTTGTAGCCAAAGGTAATTCTGCTAGCAAACAAATTGCCTTATCGGATATACCATTTAATGCAATTGTAGCAGGTAATGAATTTCTAGGAGCATTAACTCCAGATAATTATGTATTTGAAGTAGTAGATACTTTAGAAGAATTAGAATTTGATCTTAAAAATTCTGCTAGAACTATTACTACTGCTGTTATAGATTGGTCAGCAACTTGGAGTAATAATTATTATGAAGCAAAGGATATTCAAAGACTACAAGTTCAAGATTCTGTATTAAAATTTGGTTCAACATATCCTGTTACATCTGGTGTTGAAGGAGGTATTCAATGGCATTATGTAATACAGAAAGATGGTACAATACAAAGAGGAAGACCAATATCTGTTGCCTCTGGTAAAAATACTAAGTGGTATAATTATTCCGTCTATGTTGGATTTGTTGCAGGATATACAGTACCACGTAAAGTTCCAAATCAGGATTTATATTTAAGTTCTGCATCAATTACCCCTGACCAATGGTCATCATTTAATTCATTTATTAGTGCATTTTATAAAGTCTATCCTGGCGGAGAGATAGTTGGTAGAAGAGATATCGATCCTTCGACAGCTGCACCAGGATTTGACGTTGAGGTATATTTAAGAGGTAAAAGAAATAAAACAACAATATATGATTTTGTATCAGATAGAGAGACTGCTATATCACCAGATGAAGCTGTGAATAAAATACCAAAGAAAATTTCTAAACCTTCTACTGTAGGTGTTCCAAAGACCCTTTCAACTAAGACAGTATTAAGTAATTCCCAAAAGGGCGTTGATGCAACAACAGGTAAAATCAAAGTACCGACTGAACAAGAACTGGCACTAAAGGCTAATGAAATAGCTGAACTTGCTAAGAATGCTGATATCTTATCTCGTGAACAGAAAATCTTTCAATCAGATCTAATTAAAAATCAAACTTTAGGTGATGCTGGTCGACTAACCGGTACTTTGCAGAATGACTCTCTACTAACTAATTTAGATAGTGTTATAAAAAATGTGGATGAATTAAGATCAGACCTAATTAATAATGGATATACGTATGATGAAAAAACTAAATCTTGGAGTAAGTAATGGCTACTGAAGAAACTATTGGTATTGAAAAAGATGGATTTAAAGATCCTTCGCGTGTTTTTCCTAGAAAACAATATATTAATGTAGCCTCAACTAATTTGGCTGCAAGAGGTATTATCCGTAATGAACTATATCTTGGTGGTGGTGATCAAGGTATTAGCTTAGATCTAAATGATACACTGTCGTCACAATATCCTTATAATCAAGTAAGAGAAACAATCTCAGGACATGTTACTGAAATTGATGATACGCCCGGAAATGAACGTATGTTATTTAAACATCGCACGGGCGCGGGAATAGAATTAAGAGCAGACGGTACTGTCATTGTTAGTTCCGTAAATAATACTATTCGTATATCTGGAGGCGATGAAAAGGTTATCGTTGAGGGCGATGGTGAAATCTCTTATAATGGTAATCTAACACTGAATGTAAGTGGAGACTTTGACCTACGTGTCGGTGGAGATTTTAATGTACAAGTTAGTGGTGATGAAGATAAAGACGTAAGAGGTTCGAAAAGAACTAAGGTACATCGTAATCAGGAATCTACTATCAAAAAGAATAATTCAGCTTATATTTTAGGTACAGATACCGAAACGGTTTACGGAAATAAAAATTCATTTATACGTAGTAACCTAAAACAATATATCGAAGGAAATACAGATCAATATACCGGTGGTATTCTGACAATGACTGCTGAAGATGAAGTTGTACTTTCTTCTCCAAATATTAATATTGGAGCTTCATCATTGACCGTCATCGGTGATAGTGGTACATTCGGTGGTGATGAAATTGTATATTATGGGAAGACAGCTCATATAGATCGAGTCAATACTACATCAACACATTCGACTGCAATGTATGCTACTACATTCCATGGATCTTTAAATGGTAAAGCATCATTTGCTGCTGCCGCAGACCAAGCTGGATCAGCTCCATTGGGACCTGGGTCTGGTGGTGGATCACAAACAATCGATAATACAGAAGCAACAAATAAAACTACTGTCGAAGTAGATAGTCTTATTATAGACGATTATTTAAATCTTTCAAATAAAGGAGTCCGCAGAGTTTCTATTGATAATAGCGATGTTATTAGAAACCAAATTGACAAGACGGTCGACTATAATGGAATATCTGCAAAAAGACTTACAACACCTGAAGTAAGATCTAAATTAAGAGATCCTTTAACGTTAGCAAATAAGAAATTTGTTGGTGCACAAATTGCCGAAGGTAAACTATCCCCTGCATATGTTAATTCAGTACCACCATCAATTGGTAGAACAGTACCAAATGAGGGTGGTATTAAAAGAGGATTTACACCGATCGGTAATTCTTCTAGAGGTAGATCTAAGAGGTTTACAAAATGAAGTATGTACCTGATCCATATTATAATCCAGATTTTCAATCTGAAATTACTTCCCGTACTAAATTAGCACCTGGTATTTCTATGGCTAAATTCTTAGGAGGATACGGTGATGCTGTTACTTTAAATTTTATTAAGACTGAAGATGAAAAGAAAAGAATTGCAAGACAGCTTCTTCTTCAAGCTGATGCAATGCTTACAGTAACAAGAGAGAATGATCAATTTAGAGATTATAGACTTTTAGTTGCTGAAGGATTATATCGACCAGAACCTACTGAAACATTAGATGTTGATGGTATTAATTATCTAATGAAAGATGGTCGCGCGGTCGCGTACGAACTTTTAAATCAAAATGGAACAATTGATTCGGAAAAGACTTTTGACCTTGCTGTTTTCTGGAAAGATAATATTAATTTTGATAAGCTTATATTAGATTACGATACGTATGATCCATCTGGCGTATTAAATGTTCAAATTATATTAACTATGCCAAAGATCGTATCCCCATGGGGTGTTAACTATTCTAACACAGTAGAAACTAGATTTAATAATTTTGTACAATCTACCAATGAATTAGTTGAATGTAAGCTCCAAGTTGAAGAGAATATCCAGTCGTATCCATGATAAATAGAGCAATAAGTAAATTTTTAATTAAGAGAAATAAATGCCAGTAAGAGCTTTTTCCATTGAAGACGGTAATCTTAATTCCTCAACTATTCGTGTTGCTAGGAAAAAAACCTATAGCGATTTGGATCTGACTTTTACTAAAAGACCTGACAACGATATCTATAGAAAGACAGATGCTGCAGCAGTCAAACAAGCTGTTAGAAATCTATTACTAACTAGCTATGCTGAACGCCCTTTTATGCCAGATTTTGGTGGTGATTTAAATTCTCTTTTATTTAATTTAGATACAGAATTTGACGACGAATTATCTGAAGAAGCTATAATTGAAGCAGTAGAGACTTACGAACCTAGGGCAAGAGTACTAGATGTAAAATCTTCAATTATCGGGGATTTGAATTCAGCAAGAGTTACTGTTACTTTTCAGGTTATTAATACAGAGCAAATTGAGACTGTAGAATTAGATCTAACGAGGTTAAGATAAATGGCTACTACAATTAAATCTACGGATCTAGATTTTGATACCGTTAAAGCAAGACTTAAGGATTATCTTAAGGCTAAACCCGAATTTGCGGATTATAATTTTGAAGCTTCTGGTTTATCTAATGTTTTAGATGTTCTTGCTTATAATACCCATTTTAATGGTCTTACGGCTAACTTTGCATTAAACGAAGCATTCTTAAATACATCGCAACTGAGATCTTCTGTAGTATCTCACGCAGAAGCATTGGGATATACACCTCGGTCATATACATCATCCAAAGCTAATCTAAATATTTCTCTTACAATTGCATCTGCAAATAGGCCTACTACAGTTACTTTACCACGTGGTACATCTTTTACTTCATCTGTGGCAGGTGTTTCATATACATTTAGAACATTAGAATCATATTCTGCACAAGATGACGGATCTGGATTTTACGAATTTAAAACTGAAACAGATAGTAATTCTATTCCTGTTTATGAAGGTATTGAAAAAACTAAAACTTTCTTTGTCGGTGAAACTGACGAAACGCAAATATATGTTATGCCAGATGTTACACTGGATACCGAATCACTATTAGTAAGAGTGTACGAAACATCAGGAAGTAGTACATTTGAAACATATACAAGTTTGAAAAAAGCTATTCGTATTACTTCAGAATCTAAACACTACCAAATTAAAGAAGTACCAAATGGTTATTTTGAAATTTTATTCGGTGATGGGATAACCACTGGTAAATCCCCTACGGCAGGAAATAAAATTGTAATTACTTATCTTTCGACCGTAGGCCCAACAGCAAATGGCGCTTCAGTCTTTGTACCAACTGGTGATCTGAATGTCGAAGGAACAAACTATCCTATTACTGCAGTTACGGAATCAGCATCCTCTGCTGGTGCATACAAAGAAGGCCTCGAGTCAATTAGACAAACTGCGCCTATTTATTTTGCATCACAGCAAAGATTGGTTACTGCTGAAGATTATAAAGCACAAATATTGGCTAACTATAGTGCATATATCGATGATGTTATTTCTTGGGGTGGTAATGACAATGTGCCAGTTGAATATGGAAAAGTTTTTGTTGGATTAAAGTTTAAAAATAATATTTCTTCTGTTGTACAAACAGAAGTAAAAGATAAAATTGTAAATGAATTAACTGATAACTTATCGGTTATGTCTATCGATACAGAATTTACCGAATCAATAATTTCATATCTAGAGTTACAGACATTCTTTAATTTTGATCCAGACCTTACAAATGCTACGCCAAGAGCTACTGAAAATCTAGTATTCTCTACTATCCAGGATTACTTTACACAGAACCTAGGAAAATTTGGTAAGGTATTTAGAAGGTCAGCTATATTAGCTTTAATCGACGATCTAGATGAGGCAATTCTTAACTCCCGTATGAATGTTCGGGTTCAGCAAAGATTTACCCCAATTACAGGTCAGTCATTAACCTATACATTAAATTTTCCTATGGCAATTGCAAATCCAAGTAATATCGATAGAATTGTAACAACAGGTAGATTTGAATTTAACGGTAAGACGTGTTTCATACGTAATAAACTAAACCAAAAGAAATTAGAATTAGTGAATATTGACGGTGACGTAGAACTTGATAATATTGGAGAGTATGATACCGGTACTGGCAGAGTTCTTCTTCAAGGATTTAATCCAGTTTCGATTGAAGGTGGATCAGTATTAAAGGTTACAGCTACGCCAACAAACCAAAGTACGCTTCGTCCTTTAAGAAATTATATTATCGATATTGACCCAGAACTATCCTTTGCTCAGTCTCAAATTGATTATCAGAACACACAGTTAACGTTGTAATATGACACATAAGCTCGAAAATGTAGGTCGTAGATTAACTAATCTGCATAATAGAAGTGTTAAGGAAGTACTTCCGGAACACTTTGCTTCAGATTATCCTAATCTAGTTCAGTTTCTAGAATACTACTATGACTTTCTAGATTCTGATGGGGGATCTGCATTTGAAACAGAGATTAATCAGCTTTTCAGTATAAGAGATATTACTGAAACCCCTTCAGAGTATTTAGATCAGGTTATTGCTGAACTAGGTGCTGGATTACAAAATGGAGATTTGTTTAATAATCCCCGTTTTACATCAAGAAGATTTGCTGATCATTATAGGAATAAAGGTTCTAGATTTGCTGTAGAGGAATTTTTTAGAGCATTCTTTCAACAAGAGGTAGAAGTACTATATCCTAAAGTAGATATTTTTACTGTTGGTAGAGATGCAATTGGTTATGATTCTCAGAAATTTATTCAGGACTATAAAAGATATCAGATCTTTTCTATCCTTCTTAAGGTTGGACTTGGTGTTCCAACTTATAGAGAATTATATAAAAAGTTTGCACATCCGGCAGGATTTTATTTTGAGGGTATTGTTGCTGTAGAAGGCGAGGCAGATCTAGGATTTGATGATATGCCTATTGCATTGGCAGATTCAGCATTTATTAGTCTTATTGGTGAAGCTAATATTGATATTAGTCTACTCAGTTCAACAACAGGACTTACAGATTCGGAGGGCGTAGGAATTAGATATAATATTGATCAATTAGCAAATCTTTATTCAACCCTTACAGCTCAGCAAATTAATAATTACTATTCATCAATTGCTGAATTTATTAGTCCTAATTCGTTTACTATGGATGACAGCGCAGATTCGAATACCCCGCTTATGTCACTTTCTTTAGAAACTATGGACAATAATATGTTCACAAGATATGCAAGTGACTCTGCTTACTAGTATAAATAGAACTAAGAATTCTATATAGGATCGAAAATGACAAGACAAAATATTAATATCGGTACAAATGCGAATGACGGAACTGGTGATACCCTTCGTCAGAGTGGTACTAAGATTAACCAAAATTTTGTAGAGATCTATCAAAGATTCGGTGGCGATAGTGATATACTTATGCCAGGTATTCAATTTGATAGTAATGGAATTATCTTCGAAGGATCAAGTGTTGATAACTTCGAGACACGTCTTGTTGTAGAGGATCCAACTGCGGATCGTACGGTTACAATACCTAATTATACTGGAGAGATTATTGTTGATAGTGCTACTCAAACGATGGCCAATAAAACAATAAGTGATGCAAAGCTAATACATCCAGACATTGCCGATTCCGCCGGCGCTACATATTTTTATTCGTTCACACCGATTGATGCTAGTTTAATGTCGAAAAACATTAACATAAATCTTCCTTCTCTTTCTGATAGTGATACATTAGTTACAAATACATCAGTATCTACTATGTCAGGTAAAACATTAACAGCTCCTACAATTATTGCTCCTACAATTGGTAGTAGAATAGATGATTCGAATGGAGCGCAGTTAATTAAGTTAACTGCTACTACTTCTGCAATTAATCAGATTACTATCGCCAATGCTGCTGCATCTAGTGGCCCTAATATTTCTTCTACTGGTACTGATACAAATATTAATTTGAATCTAACGGCAAAGGGTACAGGTGCTGTTAGACCTAGTAAAATGGCTTTAAATCATGCAGTACAAACTGCAAATGGTGCTGTTAGTACTTCAAGATCATTTATTATCTTTAGTAAATCAACCGCTTTGGCTGCAACTCTTGCTGATGGTACAGTTACCGGTGAGATGAAAGTTATGATTAATCAGAATTCTGGTTTGGCAACGGTAACTCCAACTAATTTTGCGCAAGGTACTTCTTTTTCGATTGCACAATATGGTGCTACACAAATTATATGGTCAGGAAATGATTGGTATATGATTGCTGACACCTCAGACTCGTATATCACAATTACTTAATAGGAAATAAAAATGGCTGCAATTGTAACAAATAGATTTAAGAAACAACTACTTGATACAGTATACAATGAAATTACTAGTGCAAATGACCGATATTATGTTGGTGTTGGTCGTTCTGAACAATGGGATAGTGCTGATACAGTAGTTAATCCTGAAAACAGTTTAAGAGCTGAACGTAATTTTAGAATGGCTATGCAGTCAGTAAAACAGATTGCAGACGTTTCATATGTTATTCCAAGATATAATTGGTCAACTGGAACAATCTATAATGCATGGGATGATGATCTTTCAGGAACACCATCAAATGCTTACTATGTTTTAACAGAGGATAACCAAGTATACGTTTGTCTAAAGGCTGGTAAAACGGCAGCAGGTATTGCAACTCCATCTACAGTTAAGCCAGTAGGATCTAGAACTAAAGCATTTGCAACAAGTGATGGTTATGTTTGGAAATATATGTATGGTCTTTCTGGAGCAACATCAAGTAAGTTTCTTTCATCTAACTTTTTACCTGTTCAATTTATTACTGATTCATCTGGATCTTCTGTTATTAGTGCAGTTGAAGGTCAACAAGCGGCAGTACAAGAAAATACATCAAAGGGTCAAATCTTAGGTATTTTCGTAAGCGATGGTGGTACAGGATTTACATCAGCTCCATCTGTTACTATTAGAGGAAATGGTACAGGCGCGGCCGCGACAGCATTTGTATCTGGTGGAGCAGTTGTTAAAATTGAAATGGATTCATCACAAGATAGTACAATGGTAATGGGTCATAGCTATGAATATGCAGATATTACTCTTACTGGTGGCGGCGGATCAGGCGTTGTAGCACGTGCTATTATTGGGCCTGACTCTGGGCTTGGTTATAATCCTATTAAAGATTTAAGATCTTCTTCAATTATGTTTAATGTCAAGCCAGCAGGTGCTGAAGGCGGTGACTGGATCGTTAACGATCAAGACTATAGACAGGTTGGGCTAATTAAAAACCCGAAGAATAATGCTTCACCTGATTCAGATTATACAGCTACAACTGGTAAAGTATTAAGATATTTACTTTTAACATCAGCAGCAGATGCAGCAACATTTACAAAGGACGTTACAGTTCTTGGTTCGAACTCTGGCGCACAAGCAGTTATTGATGATATAGATAGTGATAAGATGTATGCACACCAGAATGAAATTACAGGATTTGGTGAATTTAACGAAGGTGAACCTATTACTGGTGGTGGTGCATCTGGTACTTTAATTAGTGCTGGTGCAGATGCAGACTCAGATGCTTTTTATGATGACGATGTTAATAGATTCAGTGGTGAACTACTTTATCTTGAGAATAGAGCAGCAGTAGCAAGAACTGCAGATCAAACTGAAGATATTAAAGTTATTATTACACTATAAGGTAAAAACAAATGGCGACATTACTTACTAGCGCAACATTTTCGAATACTTATAAAGACGATTATCTTGATAGTGATGGCTATTATAGAATCTTATTTAATAGTGGACGTACCTTGCAAGCTCGCGAACTTACGCAGATGCAAACCATTATTCAAAGACAGATTGAAAGATTTGGAAATAATATCTTTAAAGAAGGCGCTGTTGTAAAACCTGGTGGTGTACATTTAAATTCCAAATATGAATTTATTAAATTAAATACAACTACTAATAATTTACCAGCAAATACAGCAGCACTAGTTGGTACTTCTTTTACTGGCCAGACATCTGGTGTTATTGTTAGGGTTCTTGAAGTTGTTGCTGCAACAGCAACTGACCCTGCAACATTATATGTACAATATACTAGCACTTCGTCTTCACTTTCTTCGACCACAACTCCTATACGTATGCAAGCAGGAGAGAATATCGATAATGGATCAACTACACTTACAGTACAAACTACAAATACGGTAGCAAATCCTGCTATTGGTACTGGTGCTAGATTTTCTATTGCCTCTGGTATTTACTACACGCAGGGGTATTTTGTCTTTACTGAAGATCAAAATAAAATTATTTCGAAATATTCAGATGC